TCGAGTCTGCTTTGGCTAAGTCAGCAAACATGAGAATCTTTGGTCGAATGCAATCACTCTTAAAAGTGGCTAATCTTGAGCTTGGTGCAGAACGTGGTGAAGCACCAGACGCAGAAGGCACTGGACAACGTTTCTCGCATATGCAAGCAATCGCACCAAATGCTTCGAGTTCGATCATCATGGGCAACACATCGCCTTCTATCGAGCCTTATCGTGCCAATGCGTACCGCCAGGATACCCTGTCTGGTGCACACTTCACTAAGAACAAGTTCCTCGACAAAGTGATTCGTGATGCGTGTGAGTCGGATGCTAAATTAAACTATGAAGATATTTGGTCTTCTATTACTGCAAACGATGGTTCTGTACAACACTTGGAGTGGATGAATGAATATACAAAAGATGTATTTAAAACATCAATGGAAATTGATCAACGCTGGCTGGTCGAACATGCAGCAGATCGTCAATCTTTTATTGACCAGGGTCAATCCCTTAACTTATTTTTCCGTCCAGATGCTAACATTAAGTATCTTCATGCTGTACACTTTATGGCGTGGAAGTTGGGATTGAAGACTCTGTACTACTGCCGTTCCGAAAAGATCGGTAAGGCTGATAAAGTATCGAAGCGTATCGAGCGTCAGATCATTAAAGAGATTGATTTGAAATCAATTGTCGATGGTAATGATTGTTTAGCATGTGAAGGTTGATATGAACCCTGATAATAAAGTAAAACACCAACGTAAGTCTTTGGCTTTTATTGTCAGGACTCATAATGTGAAAGCAGAAGATTTCATCAGGCAGATAAATCTTTTGAGCAATTTCTATGATATTGATATCTATTCGTTCTATAGAATCCCTGCGATCATGAAGTACACTCAGTTCCCGCCAGGAACGGGTGTACAGAACTTCCCAGCGTTTATACCGAAAGGTAAGTATGAACTGGCATATCTATATCTAGACGATAATGCCAACAGCTACACCATGCAACAAAACCTAAAGAAGCTTGGAATCAAAACACTAAGCAAAACCGTAATCCGAGAAGAAGCACCCAAGAAAGAAGAAAAGGAAGAAAAAGAGAATGACAAAGCAGCTGACGCTACAAGACAATCGTTCGTACTTTAAGCCGTTCCAGTATGCGTGGGCATACGATGCGTGGCTCAAGCACGAACAGAGCCACTGGCTTCATACCGAAGTACCAATGAATGAAGATGTGAAGGATTGGAAGCACAAGTTGACTGGCGGAGAAAAATATTTTCTAACCAACATTTTCCGCTTCTTCACCCAGGGTGATATTGACGTTGCTGGCGCTTATGTAACCAGCTATCTGCCACACTTCCCGCAACCAGAAGTCAGAATGATGCTTCTTGGCTTCGCTGCCCGTGAAGCCTTGCATATCGCTGCATACTCGCACCTGATCGAAACGCTTGGTCTTCCAGAAACGACCTACAACGAGTTCCTGGAATACACTGCGATGAAAGAGAAGCACGAGTATGTCGAGAGTATGAACACTGGTGATGTATCCCAAATGGCTCAGAACATCGCGGTATTCTCTGCGTTCACTGAGGGTATGCAGTTGTTCTCATCTTTCATCATGCTTCTGAACTTCCCACGTCACGGTAAGATGAAGGGTATGGGGCAGATCATTACCTGGTCTATTGTTGATGAAACTCAGCACACCGAGAACATGGTGAAACTCTTCAGAACATACATAGAAGAGAACCGAGAAGTATGGAACGATGAATTGAAGGGACAACTCTACACAATCGCCAGTAAGATGGTTGATCTGGAAGACAAGTTCATCGATCTGTCGTTCAATATGGGTTCTATGGAAGATTTAACATCAGATGAGGTTAAGAACTACATTCGTTATATTACGGACCGTAGGCTCATTTCCTTGGGGTTGAAAGGAATCTTTGGTATCAAGAAGAATCCACTACCTTGGGTCGAGCATATGATTAACGCACCAACACATACAAACTTCTTTGAAAACCGTGCAACGGACTACGCTCGTGGTGCATTGTCGGGAAAATGGGATGATGTATGGGCTTAAAGGGAAAACTAATGGACGAACACAGATGCGAAGAATGTGAGTCATTATTCACAGTTGAATTCGTAGATGGTCTATCGGATGGGGTAGTTTCCTACTGCCCTTTCTGTGGCGAAGAAGTATCTGATGGTGAAGACGAAGACTAAATACTGATTTAGTCTGGAGCTTCACATGTGGTTGTATAACGGATCGCCAATAGAAGAGATCCCTGATGGTTACTATGGTTTTATTTACCTGATCGAAAACAACGAGTCGGGTAAGAAATACATCGGCAGAAAATATTTCACTGCTGCGAAGACTCGCCAGGTTAAAGGTAAGAAAAAGAAGTCCCGTGTTGAGTCTGATTGGAAAGGCTACTACGGGTCGAGTGAAATCCTATTAAAAGATATTGATGTTTTTGGTAAAGATAAATTTACCAGAAAGATCATACGCTTATGCAAGACTCGCGGTGAAACCAATTATTGGGAAGCCAAATTGCAGTTTCATCTGAACGTTCTTGAAGAAACACTTGCAGACGGATCGCCAGCATGGTATAATGGGAACATCCTGGTGAAGTTTACCAGGAAAAATATCGGTAAGATTGACAAAGCCGATAGCATTGTGTTATAATCCCCTTCGCCAATTACGGCAAATTAAACTATGGAGTTTATCATGACAAAATCCGCAAAATTACTGAAAGCCCTGCAAAGTGGTCGTTCCATGACTGTCGAGCAGATCCGCACCAAGTTCAACATTGCGAATCCTCGCGCAACCGTTTCTGACCTGAATGAAACCATCAACAACAGAATCGTTGCTACCCGCACCAAAAAGAATGATGGTACTGTTTCGTACTCGCTGAAAGGTGCAACCACCGCCAAGAAAAGCAACCGCTAATCTTCGTGTAGGCTAAATAGAAATGCCCACTAGAATGGTCTGGTGGGCATTTCTAATATTGAGGAAACTATGTTTAAGTCAATTATCAAGTGGGTATACAAATCGCTGGGTCTGAGAAAGTACGATATCCGTGATGAAAGACCATCACCTGTTGTTGTCGTAGAAAAGAAAAAAGAGGGCGTGGCTGAAGAGCACTACCTTCTTACGTCAAAAGCAAAAACAAAAAAACCAGCTGCCAAAAAACCAAAAGTTGCTGCTAAGATTACAGCAACCAAGAAAAAGCCGAAAGCCAAATAAAAGAAGCCAGCATTGAGCTGGCTTTCTTTTTACTTGTGATATGATCCGTACAGACAGTGTGCCATTTCATGTCCCAGGGTCATAACATCATCATCGTTTATTTTATCTGGTGGTTTGATATGAATATCACACTGATATGGTGCGTGTAGATCCCAAGCAGCCCACCCTAAAGATGGATCCGTTGTTCTTGGTTGTTTGTTTTCTCTCTGAAAACGCTGTAGTGCTCTTGTAACATCGCCATACGATTCGTGCTCGTATACTGTTACGGTTATTGGCACACCAGTTCTATTGTGCTCTTTTTGCATCGGTGTGTATGATTTTTGTTGCTCACAAGAAGCAAGTAACAGAACTGCAATTATTGCACTTATAGCCCAGGGAAATCTCATGGCAGTTTAGCCAATTGGAAATGCATACCATCTGGTGTTGAAACCCAATCGCCACCCCAATCGAAGCCAGCGTCTTTGAAGCACTTAACGAAGCCAGCCGACAGAGTTGGCTTTTTCTTCCAACCGTTCCATGCTGCGTTCAAATCAATTGCTAGTCCCCAGCTGTGTAGGCTGTGTGATGCATTGCCTTTCTTTTTACGAATGTTAAAGCAACCATCCCAGGTTTTAAGTTCTTTAGTTAGACCACGAGCAATCAAATTTCTGAATGCTTGTTCTAATGGTTTTACTAGATCTCTATTGCAATAGACTCTCTTTGGGGCAGTTGGAATAGCAGCTTCAATATCTGCTGGGACATCCCAGACCACCATGCCTTTTTCCAATTCAGGTGCGCCATACTTGGCTAATGCTTGTTTACTTGTTACCATGTGATCTCTCCTTATTGACTCAAAAGTATTTATATGTTATAATGGCTCATAGGCATTAATATGGACTTTTTATGGAACTAAACGAATTAAATAAGAACGCTATGGGCGGAACCGAACTTATGATGAAGCGTTTACACGACAGCATTGACCAAGATCTCCTGGATCGTTTTCAGATCATCGGATCTCGTGTCAGGGAGTTGAAGGAAGACAAGGTAAGAATCCTGTGGCTCCACGACCTTCCCGAAGATCCTGAATCGGCTCACCTGGCTAACGGTGGCTGGAAGAAGTTTCACAAGCTGGTATTCGTATCGAACTGGCAGATGCAGCGTTATATTCAAGCTTACGACATTCCGTGGAGCCACTGTGTGGTCATGCGCAATGCTATCGAGCCTTTCGGTGCTGATGCCCTGGAGAAGCCAGACGATGTTATCAATATCGCTTACTGGTCCACTCCGCATCGCGGGTTGAATATCCTTATACCAGTGTTCGAGAAGCTTGCCGAAGATCACGATAATATTAAACTGCATGTGTTCTCCAGCTTCAATCTGTATGGCTGGGGTGAACGCGACAAGCCCTACGAAGAACTATTCGAGCGTTGCCGTCAGCACCCGAAGATCGAATACTACGGGTCGCTACCAAACGCAGAGCTTCGTGAGCACATCAAGAAGATGCACATTCTGGCTTACCCAAGCACCTGGGTTGAGACTTCGTGCTTGGTGCTGATGGAAGCCATGTCTGCTGGTCTGAACTGCGTACACTCCGATCTGGGGGCACTGTATGAAACTGCTGCCAACCTAACTACTATGTACCACTTCGATGAAGATCAAAACCGCCATGCGGGATTGTTTTATCAAATCATGCGTGGTACTATACAAAGTAACGAAGGTTTCAAACGTAATGCTGTCGTTCAGCAAGCCTATGCTAACATGGCACACAGTTGGGAATATCGAAAAAGCCAATGGGAAGCCCTGTTGTTGAGTCTGAAAGATTCACCAACCGATCTACCGAAAGACGATGTTGAATACTTTACTTATTCTATCTAAGGTATAACTATGAAAGCGAAGTCTCCAAAAAAACGAGTGACCATTACTGATAAGTATATTGGTTCTGAACCAGTCATTATTGGACAGCCGAATAAGGTGGAACTGGCTAAAGCTTTGTCTTGGTACAACTACATGTATGATGCCAAAAGTGCTAAAGAATACATCATCGATTATATGAAGAGTAACTCGTTCTACACAAAGAACGATCTTCAGCGTGTTCGCAATTGCAGCGATAACTATTTTGGTATCACTGTCCCAAGCCTTGCCAGAATGTTGACAAATGGAACTGAGTTGTGTGAAGCACACACTCACATGGTCCACCACATGATCAATAGCGCAATCATTTCAAAGTTAGACACTGTAGAAGTAATTAATGAACAACCAGGCAATACCGTCAGCGTCCGTGATCGAGTCGAAAACAAAGCGAATCAAGTCATTAATGATATCGATCAGGTTGTTGACCTGGTTCTCAAAACCCGCAAAGCAACTGACTTTTCTTCTTATGACTATTTTAGGTCTAATGATCTTTCTGGTGCTGTTGTCCGTATTGTTGCCAGTTGCTACGCTCCTACTCTTGACGAACTTAATGGTGCGTTGGGTGGTGATAAAAAACTATTTGAGGGCTACTCGTCATTTACCAGCAAAGAACTGAAAGTTCTTAGGGACACTATCAAGGCTATCATTGACGATTGCGATAGGTACGTCAACAACAAGAAGGTTCTCCGTGCTGTTAAGCCGAAGAAAGTCAAGCAGAAGTCTTCTGTCCAGTTGGTGTCTAAGTTGAAGTACAAGAAAGCAGATGAAACACTGCGACTTGTCAGCGTTGCGCCACATGACATTATCGGATGTGACACGCTATGGGTTTACAATACCGAAACTCGAATGCTTGGTAAGTACCAGGCTGAGATTGGAAAGTCGTTGAGTGTTGCTGGTACGACTATCCAGAACTTCGATTCAGATCTGTCTGCTGCAAAGAAACTCAGAAAGCCCGAAGAAGCACTCAAGGCTATGCTGGCTTGCACCAAACCGCAGTTGAAGAAGTTTCTTGGTACGCTAACTACTACAGAAACCAAGTTAACTGGTCGAATCAACGAAGACACAATTTTATTAAAGGCAATCAAATGACAAACGTAGTTCGCTTTCCATCGGAAAAGATACCATCCAAGCCAGAAAACCTCGGTATGCCACCAATGACAGAAGAGCAAATGGATGATTATGCGTCTGAAGTTTCTGCTAATATCTGTAGTATGTTAATTGCTGAATTTATAGAGAATGGTTTCTCCCTGGAAGATGCTAACGATAATTACTTCAAAGATGTTGCGTTGGTTCTTGAAGCGATGCGAAGTGTTGTTTTTAGAATGTATAATAAAAAACATGCTTTACACGAATTAGCCGATAGCGTTTTTATGCTTGAGAGTTCCGACAAGGGTATGGTATCCATACGAATGTTGGGTGAGGAAGATGAAGATGATAATCCTGGATCTTAACCAAGTAATGATTTCTAATCTCATGGCACAGATTGGAAACCACACGAACATTGATATTGACGAGAATCTGTTGAGACATATGATTCTCAACACCATCCGTGCCTTGAATATGAAGTTCAAGAGTGAATATGGTGAGCTTGTTATTGCTTGTGATGATAAGAACTACTGGCGTAAGGATATTTTTCCTTTCTACAAAGCCAGCAGATCGGAAGATCGTGACAAGTCTGAAATCAACTGGACTGTGGTGTTTAATTCTCTGAACAAGATCCGCCAGGAACTCAAAGACTTTTTCCCCTACAAAGTTATTCAGATTGATCGTGCAGAAGCTGATGATATCATTGGCACACTGGTCCACGAGCGTTTCGGTAAAACCTTCGGCGGTGAGAAAGTGTTGATTCTTTCTGGCGACAAGGACTTTAAGCAACTCCAGGTCTATCCGAATGTCTATCAGTATGATCCAGTCAAGAAGAAGTTCCTTCGTGAGAATGATCCTGAGCGATACCTGAAAGAGCACATTATCCGTGGTGACAAAGGTGATGGGGTTCCGAATATCCTGTCTGATGCAAACTCCTATGTGATCAAAAAACGCTGCAAGTCGATCTTTGAAACAAAGCTAGAATTGTGGTTAAAGTGTGAAACCCCAGAGCAGTTCTGTGATTCTAAGCAGATTATCCGCTGGTATCAGAACCGTGATCTGGTGGATTTAAAGCGTATTCCCGATTCTGTGAAAAATGAAATACTAAATACATTTGATAGCATGAAATCGAAAGGACGAGGAATGCTGTTTGATTACTTTATCAACCACAATATCAAGAATCTTATGGATTCAATAGGTGACTTTTAATGAAACTTGGTTACGCTGAGATACTAAAATTAGTATCCGAACAAAAGACTGAAGAAGCAAAGATTGGAATGCTTCGCAAGCATGGCTCTGAAAATCTATGCACTCTTATCAACCTGGCATTTGACAAGAATGCGCCCTGGGATCTCCCAGAAGGTGATCCACCATACAAGCCAAACCCATATCCAGATCAACAAAACAGACTGCAATCTGAGTTCCGTAGAATGTATCTGTTTATGAAAGACGGTAATCCAAATCTTACTAAACTCCGAAGAGAAGTTCTGTTCATCGAATTTCTGGAAAGTATTGACCCTGAAGATGCTAAGTTAATTCTAGCTGTCAAGGCAAACAAGCTTCCGTACAAAGGACTTCCAAAGTCTTTGTTCGCTAAAGCTTGGCAAGGTAGAATAAAAATGGATGATACAAATGACGATAAAAAAGAGATCGTATAACGACCAGAACAAAAATAGGATCGATGATCCAAAATTTGTAAACGTTAGACCAGAGGCAAAGGAAGAGAAGTATGTGAAGAACGCACTGCGATCTAAGAATACATACTCACTTTTAACTCACTCAGAATATCAATATGATGAAACCATTGACTGGAATTACTAATGCCAACCTACACATTCAAGAACACCGAAACCGAAGAGATCTTCGATAGTTTTATGAGTATGTCTGCTCTGGATACTTATCTAGAGGAAAACCCAAATATCATAAGACACCACGAAGCTACCCCTGCGGTTGTTTCTGGTACGAGCCAAAAGCCAGCTCAGGGTTTTCGTGATATACTGAAGGTTATCAAAGGACGTTCTGGAAAAAACAACACAGTGAATACTTTTTAATGTATAAAACTTTTGAGCATAAACCATACGATTTCCCAGACTTCCCACAAATATACATTGAAGGCAAACGCTTTTATAGTGTAGATGGTAAACACTATCCTTCGGTGACAACGGTTCTTTCCACATTGGGCAAAAAACAGCTTGACGAGTGGAAAGCCAGGGTTGGGGAAGAAGAAGCTGCGATCATCGCCAGACGTGCTGCATCGCGTGGTACAGCCATGCACAAGCTCTGTGAGGACTATGTTGGTAACACACCGAACATGGAACAAGTTGTGGCTGCAAATATGCCAAATATCATCCCGCTGTTCAAGCAGATCAAACCTGTCCTGGACGAGCGTCTTAACCTTGTCTATAATATGGAATCTTGTCTGGCTTCCCACAGGCTGAAAACTGCGGGTCGAGCAGACTTGCTTTGCCAGTTCGATGGGGTCAACAGCATCCTGGACTACAAAAGCTCAGACAAGCCAAAGAAAGAGGACTGGATCGAAAACTACTTCATCCAGTGTGCCACCTATGCCCAATGCGTATACGAGATGAAAGGACTTGTTTTCCCACAAATCGTTGTCATTATTGCTGTGGAAACTGAGAATCAGCCCCAGATATTTGTCAGGAAAACCGCGAATTACCTAAATAGAGTCAAAGAGGTTTTCTCTAACTATCACGGGGCATGATATGTTTATCAAGATCAAGGGCGGGTCTAAGCTCCAAAAGAAGGTTATCCGTCAGTATGGTAAGTGGCTCGGCAATTACCTTCTCGGACCAAAACTAACTGACCTGGTTGAGGTTAAATTTGTATTTGACCCTACCCTACACGAGCAGCTAACCGATGGTTTTACCGACTGGGAGTTTCCTGATGGAAACACGCCACCTCGTGAGTTCACCATAACCATCGACTCGAATCTAAATCTCCTACCATTCATCGAATGTCTGACCCACGAAATGGTTCATGTCAAGCAGTATGCCAAAGGTGAGCTGCGTCAGAACATGCGAAACAACACGATGGTCTGGAAACGAACCAATAAGTTCGATGTGTCAGTCATGGATAACATTGACGGAAACTATCACGAGCTTCCCTGGGAGATAGAAGCCCACGGCAGAGAGCGTGGTCTTTATGTCAAGTACCTTTATGAAACTGGTTGTAAGCCATACAGTGATGGAGAGTTCCTAGCAAACGTCTACAAAGAAGACGGAACCTTCATGTACGGCTGCACCATGAAAGAAGTTGATGGTGAGATCAAACCGCTATCAGGTTATTACGTAAATGGCGAACCATATAAGGGGTTTCCAGAAGACACCATTTACACAAAAATAAAGCCCAATCAGATCAAGAAGATCATCCTGGGCTACGAAGGGTTTAGGTTCGCTTAATCTTTTGGTTTATGTCTTACTGCACCAAGATGTGGTCTCCAGTTGACCAGTCGATCATGGTTAAACGCTCTCCAGCCGTTATCATCGATACTGTAGAACGACATTGAGGTCTTTGACGAAGGTCGTGTTGTTTCGGTCTTTCTACCGTCACCACCACCCTGGTTGATGTGCTCTGGATTCAATGTGGCATGACGGGTTGTTTCTGAACCATCTGCCTTCTGGAATGTGATGTGTGCTGTTGCACCACTATCCAGGTGTGCTTTTAGCTTGTCGATAGTTTCTTGTCTATCGGATTCTTCTAGATATTGTTTGAATGTTATCATCGTGGTAGTCTTCTCAGAGTATCTTCATAATCATATTGATCGGCTATAGCATCAGCATGATCAGCGATAACTGGCTCTAGGTGTCTATTGATCTTTTCAGCAACCGAACTAGAATCAATTTTATTTGAAATATAATCTTTAACTTGATTGTGAACATGCTTGTACATAGAATGTTTAACTTCATCGGTCAACGTATCACCAGAACCACGTCTTGGCATTTCAACACGATCTGTATCAAAATCGTCATGTGTCACACGAAATGATGTTTCTGGATTTTTTGTATTTTGCACATGGTATGTTTCTTTATCTTTATCATGATGGATATTATAATCACCGACTTTGCCGATTAATTTACCACCAACTGATTCAACAAAAAATTCTTTAAATGTTTTCATCTTTTTTTCCTTTTTGCGTTTGCTTCAACCATTAAATCGCCAAAAGCTGGAGATCTTCCGTAAACCCATCCAGGTGGCAATGGATTTTTTGCATCTGTAAACTTCTCTTCCAGGGTGTAGGGGTCATATGCCCACTTCTTGCCCGTGTTTGGCTTCCAGTTTTTTCTGCTTTCTCTGTATTTATCTTTCGACTCTTGTCTGTGTGGCATGGCGTGTGGCTGCGCAATTCTCTGCCTACGCTTCATGCTGTTTATGGCTCTTGCTCTGGCAGAGTGTTTTTTACCGTAAAACGGGTTCTTTTCACCAAGCTTGACTTCCGAATATCTTTTCCTTGATTCTTCGGATAAAGGCTTTCTTTTTATCTTAATTCGAAGCCTTCTGCGATCCTCTGAGGTTATTCTTATGTGGTGCGGGTTTTTGATTGCAGTTTGATCTATCTTGTAGGTTTTCAGATAATATGGCAGTCTACTCTGCAAATACGCCAGATCTGGTGAGGACTGAAGCTCTTCAATGTTCTTTGTCTTTCGATCCTCGATATCAGCCACAAACGAAGAAAAACGCTTGTCAGAAATAACAAGCGTCTTTGTTCTATCAACTCTATTTTCTATCAGATAAATTGTGTACATAATAAAAGTGTGTTTTACTTGTCTTTAACGCAGTTTGGTACGCTTCTGCCTTTCTTCATCTTCATACCGTATTGAGTGTATCCAGTCCAGCAAGGATTGCTTTTCTCTTTTGGTGTGCCTGATGCTTTCTTGGCTTCCATGACCTGGATGATATTCTCTCTTAATTTTGTATAACCACCACGAATAGACTCGTGTGCTGCTTCATGAGCCACTTCTGGGTGGTTCATGTCCAGGTGTTCGAGTTCTTCGTGAGAAAGCTCAGATCCATCTTTGAACTCTGCACGGGATGTGTAGGCATCTGCAAAATCTGGATAGTCTCTCTTATCAACACCATCAACTTCAACGGAAGAATGATTAAGTGGTTTGTCGTTGATATGCACAACACCCTTTACTACCTTAGAAGTTATTTCTTTTTCTTCTTTCAGACCAGGGTTTTCTTTCTTCTTCAGTTCTGTATCACCAATACGAATACGAGCAAACTCACGGTGTGCTGGAGTGCTATCGCCTAATCGTCTACCGCGCATTGCATATACGTAGTTTGTATTTTTACCATCTGTGATTCTGGTTACTTTAACTTCTGTTTTTTGCTTTGGTTTAGCGTCATAGACAGACTGTTCAAAAACATCTTCTTTATTTTTAATATTTTTTAATTTCGCAATTGCTGATTTTACGATATAATTACTAGAATAAGAGTTATTTGATTTATGTCTATCTATAGCTGTGTGTAAAACATCTTCACTAGCGTGTTTACTTTTTACAGCTGACATTACAACTGTTGGATTTTTATGGTGTGCAGCGATTAATGCTGTAAATTCATTAGCAACTGGATGTTTTAATGCTGCAATTGCTACTTCAGGATCTTCATGTTTTGCTGCTACATCGGCAATAGAACCTTCATATTCAGAGTAATGCGGCATGTTAGTCGGTTCTTGTTTTCCGTTTTTATGTTTTAGAGCAGCTAATGCTATTCCTGGTCTTGAATTTTTTACACCACTCATCAGATCTGTTAGACTAGCATTTGGGCTTTTTACTTTATCTAAAATATTTTTGTCATATTTTTCGTGGTCAAACGATGCTGATTCTTTCATACCATAGCGAATAGCATCATCGTCATAGCCTTTCTCTGCTTTTTCACGCTCTTCGTGGTCTTTGATCTGCTTTTCGTCCTGTTTGGACATTTTCTTTTTCTTAGCAGCTTTCTTGATAGTGGTTATTTTTGCCATGTCTATTCCTTAGCCGTCAATCGCCTTGTCCATTGCAGCTTTACGAGCAGCCCAGTCTGCTCTGCTTGCTGGATCTCCTACCTTTTTCTTACCAAGTGGGAGTGTTGAACCAGATGAAGACGGGTTTGCGGTTTGTTGCTTCTGAATAATGGTTGGTTGACGTACTGGACCAGTGACTGCACCCTTTGGAACCTGTGCGCCTTCTTCCACTGGCTTACGAACCAAATAACCTCTTCTGGGTTCTGGTTTTTTAGGTTCTTCTTGAGGTTTCGCTGGTACTTTAATACCATACTTTACTTGACCTGATGATGTGTCACGTACAGGTTCTTCTTGAGGTTTCGCTGGTACTTTAATACCATACTTTACTTGACCTGATGATGTGTCACGTACAGGTTCTTTTACTTGTGCTGGTACTCTAATTGCATACTTTGTGCCTTCTTCCATTGGCTTTTTACGGGTCTGTGGACCGCGAGGGGCGCGTTCTAGGCGTTTTTCTTCTTTATAATCGGCATTGATTTTGGCGAATTTCGAGCCTTTGTCGGCTGGGGCATCCGATGGGCTTATTTCACGGTTGATTCGGGACAAACGGTAGGTTTCTGCGCTCTGATCGCCACGGTAGTTCGTAATTTTGGCTTCGATCACATAGTTAACAAGGTTTTTAATAAAGTCATTCATGGGGTTTCTCCAGGGGTGTGTACTATTTAGGGTTTTTGGGGCTTGACATAAGCCGTTATTTGGGTTATATTGCTATTTAGTACACGGAGAATGGCTTATGAAGCAGTGTGACTGTAGGGTTTGTGTCAGAAGTCGGGCATTTGACAAACATATCGAAAACCTGGATGATGATCAGCGTAACTTTTTTATTGGGCTGCATGAAACCTTACTTCAGGCAGAGTTTGATTTGGATGTTTCGAAGTCTGTGATCGATGGAAGCCTATCGACAGCAGATTTTTGGATCAAAAGAGCACGAGAAAAACGAGAAAAGGTGGATAACGATGATGAAAATTGAAATTGACATTGCAAATAAACTTTTAAAAGACGGTATTCGTCATGGTCTTGAATGGTGTCTTTATGAGGACTTCGATTGTGAGGTTCTGGATGCGGTTGGGGTTCCCTCAGCGGATGTTCTGATTACTGAACTGCTCAACAACCAGGCATTCATGAAGAAGTTCACTAAAGATATCAAATTCAACCTGGAGAGTGGTCGTATTGATCTGGAAGAAGCGATTAGCGAAGCAGCAGATGTTGAAATCTTTCAAAAAGCATTGAAGCCCTGGGTCACCAAGTGTGAGAAAGAGCAGAAGCGTTTTGATACGGAACAAAAAGAAATGGCAATTGCAGAAGATATCCAACAAACCATTTCATATCTTGAGAAAAATGGATACAAGGTGACCAAAAAATGACAGTTTATATTTGCTTCAGGGTTTATGATGATTATGTCTCTTTCAGGAAGGATGTGGTCGCGGTTGTCGATACTGAAGAAAAAGCAGATGCCTGGGTCCAGTCATGGCATGAAGGGCTTCTTTGTAACTACCACTCCTACCAACAATTCGAGGTGACTTGATGAACATTAAAGAAAGAGCAATAATTTGGGGCTACAATACACGGTATACCGAAAGCGAAGAAGAAGCCTTTGAGATCATCAAACAGCTTCTTGCAGAACGTGATGTTTTGTTGAGTAAGATAAACCAACCGAATATACGCACACCCCAGATGAACGATGAAGTGTATCGGGACGAGTGATCGATGAGATTCTATTGCGGAACAAACGAGCAAAAACAAAAAATCTTGAAAGTCTGGCATACCTGGTTCGCCTGGTATCCCGTGGTCGTAGAAGACGGGAGTTGTCGCTGGCTTGAGAGTGTGTGGCGAAAGGGGAACCTGTTGGGTTCAGAGAGTGAATATTGGGAATACAGAGGAAAGAAGTGATGAACATCAAAACTAAACAAGCTGCTGATCAAGGAGAAATGATATGAATAATTACCCCGAAGTCTTTCAGGTGTTTCTGGAAGAAAACCCCCATTTATGGAAACGTTTCGAAGACGAAGCGAACAGGGCGTGGGACCGTGGTCTGAGACAATATTCGAGTAAGGCGATTGTCGAGTATATCAGACACGAAACCCCTTTGTATGAACGTAACGGTGCTTGGAAGATCAGTAATAACCACACGCCCTGGTTGTCTCGTCATTATATTGCGCTGAACCCAGATCGGGCGACCCTGTTCAAGATCGGTGCGATTCATAAGAAGAATAGGTGATTCCTGGGACGAGATTTTTGCCCAAAAAAAATTTTTGAGGGCGTTGGGTTTCATTCTGTGGGGGTGTTTTTTTGCCCAAAAAAATTTTGGTGGGGTGGGGATCCAAAAAAGTTTCTAAGTGTCACACCACCCGATTTGGCTATGCCCCCACCCCCCAACCTGAACAGTACCTGAATTTTCCCCCTACCCCCCCTCTCGGCACAGCCCCAATGGGGGGGTGTCATATGCCCCGTAGTGGCACTGTGTGGGCGCGTGTGGGCATATCAGGGTTGGGGTGGTGGGTGGGTACAGGGTCGGGGTTCGTGGGCGTGTGGGCTGTTCTGTGCGGTCTGGTGGATTGGGTAGTGCTGCCGAAATCGCCTGGCATATTTGTTGCATAAAGTCGCATAAAAAAAGCCCCGCTTGGCGCGGGGCTTGGTGGCTCGGTTTGGTGGCTTAGTAGGTGTTCCCGAAGGTGGTAATCTCTGTGATGCTCTCAAGCTTCGGGGCAATGACTTTAATCTCGTGTTCCAGTCCTTGCTTGTCGTTTCCGCGCTTCGGCGGTGGCAGGAAATCCTGCACCTGTTCGTAGGTGTACTGGTTGCCGTTTTCATCGTGGTAGGTGGTGTGCTTAAAGGTGGCTTTGTCGATGTAAACCGACAGGTAAAGCTGTTCGGGGTTGTCGTCTTTGTGCGACAACAGGCTGTTGATGCGAGTGCGACCTGATGCTTTTTCGGCGGTGAACTCGCCTTCGACATTCTCACGCTCACGCTGTTTCAGGACACGCGCTTCGTACTCCGCGCCAAGTAAAGCATTCACGAATTTTTGAACCTTGGTCAACGACATGAAAGGGCGCGGTTCTTTGGTGGTGCGATTCTTGACCAACAGTTTCGGATTGGTGGTCAGAGTCATAGAAGCGTAAGTGCCGATACCTGTGAAGGCGGTTGCGTCTGCGATGAAAGCGGATTGATTGTTCATGGTTTATCTCCCAATGTGGTCAGGCGGAATTGCCTTGACCTGTGAACAGTATAGTCCTATCTCGGACAAAAGCAATAGGGTCTAAAAGTCGTTCAGACAATGTTCAAGATTGGTGGCTATACTGGTCATAGGTGAGGCACATCCGCCAAGCCACATTGGGAGATAAACCATGACCGTATTGAATGACCAAACCGCTATCGAAATTTACCGCCTCGCCGTTCTGCGTGGCGCAGTCAAAATGGAAGTGTTGGGCATGACCCGTAGGGGTCGTAGTGCCACCGCCATCGTGAAGGATGAGCTGGGTCTGAAGCGCACCCTGAAGGACATTGAGGTGCTTGCCCACCTCGACTACGCGATCGCCAAACTGAATCGGGGTGAAGCATGAACATCCACCAGATCATCAATGCTCGTGCTGAGGAGTCCGTCATGGACTCCTTAGCTCCCTTGAACGGCAAAATCTTCATCTATGTCAGTACGACTGACTGCGACCACTGTACGCGCACCTACACTCGCATGATGAACGCCACCGCCTTCGATGCCTTCGAAAACTATCTGTACGACTCGGCAGAGGGCGCGACCTATGTCCATCGGTTGACCCCTCGCCAGTATGCGAATCGCGCCCCAGCGTCATGGCGCGATGGTATCGCGGAAGCCCACGAAGACGGTCACGCCCATTGCGTATACGGGTGACCGCCCAACCTGAACCAATCATGACCCACCCTGTTGACGGGGTGGGTCTTTTCGTTGTAAGCTGTCCTTGCTGTATCCACATTAACTGTTTGGGAGAACACACATGAGCCGTCCGATCTTTGTCATTGCAAGCGAAATCCGTTCCGACTGGAAAAAGCCCAACTACGCTGCCGTCCCGTATCTTCAGGCGATGGCTACCCTCGGCAGTATCCGTGAAAACTACTACGATGATTCCGCCAAATCGGTGGTCATGTACTTCCTCGCCAACGCTGGCACATGGCGAGGGGCAGTCGCTAGGCGTATCAAGAAGGAACTGAAGGACATGACGGGGTACTAACCCCGTTATGCTTCACTCGAAAAAGCCCCGATCAACGGGGCTTTTTTTGTACCAAAATTTTCTAGCTTTTTCGAGCGAAATTTTCTAGCTTTTTTTCACGCCCGTTTTCGCCAATGATCACAGATCAACTGCTCGATCTGATCATAAGGAACCTTATAACCAACCTGGGCTTCCAGGGCTTTCCATTCACGCTTGATCTGGCGTTCACGGTGCATCACCTCGGTGCGTGATGCTTCACCATCACAGGTTAGGTTCTCAGGCTCCAAGCGCAGATACAGACACTCGAAGGATTCCAGTTGCTGTTTGGTTAATGGTTTCATGTTGTTTCCTCGAAATCAATCGTCTCGGCATCAATCGCCTTTGTTTCATCCCAATAATGACCGTAAAAATCTTCATCGTTTGCTTGTTCAGCACAATCAATTGCATCTTCACGGTTGTCGGCTTCAACTTCCACATACTTTGTAACGGTTTCAACCACGGTAACAATCCACTTAGCCATTTCGATTACTCCAAAGGGTTTGATAGTCTTCATCCATCACCTCAATGGTAGCACAACCATCGTTCTCGTCAACCGTCATGGTTTCGAGCGATTCAGTATTGGTTTCGTATCCGCAGTCATACAACTCGGACAGGTCGCCCTCGGCATGGAGTTTTTTGATATACTCCAACATCTTTTGATCCGCCTCTTCCTTGCTGTTCGCTTCAACCACGGTAGTCGTGCGAAGCCACACGGTGTGCTTTTCATCTACGCTGAAATTATACTCTGCCATGTTATTTCTCCCATTTGCTGACGATATTATCAACCATATTCAATGCCGATACAATCTTACGGGCATCGGCTTGAACATCACACTCGGATATGATATAAGTACCGTCCATAACGCACCAACGGTCTGCATCATACTCAAGCGTTTCTTCGTTCAGATAACCACCAATCTTCTGTGCTTTATATCGCTGTTTCATATCAATACCCCGCTAAGGTGAAGTAGACTTTCTTGTTATTATACACACCCATCTTGTCTTTGCGCAAGCACAGGGTGTCGCAGTAATACAACGGTTCAGCTTCGACCATGATATAGATTCCCTTCTCTAGGTCTTGACCACAGCACTTGCACTCGGCTTCGTCAATACCATCGTCTTCCCATTCAGTCCAGTACGAATCGCCGTTGCCGTTGTCGTACAGCTTTTCATAATCTTCTTTGCTGATGTTGGCATGAAGACATTCATCGCTGCAATAGTATTCACAGCCATTGTCAATGCAATAGCCTTCGGTCATTGGTTTTTTACCGCAGTGGTCGCAAGTACGCATGATGTTCTCCCGATGTTGTGATTACATTCTATCGCAACCTATCTTAACACACACTGAATAAAAAAGCCCTAGGTTTGATCCTAGGGCAAGGGTGTGGTATAAACCACGGGGAGATTACAGGGGGACAGGCTCGGTGCGTTTGTGTTGCAACAGGTCGGATACGCAAACCCAACCAGTACCACTCATAAACACATACCACATATTGTCCATGATGATTGCCTGAATGACAGGGTATCCACGCTCTTTCAGGGTATTGACGATATCTTTACTCATTACGTTCTCCTAATGTGATTTGGACACCTTGGAAGTTAACCCAACGGTCAACTTCTGCTTTGATTTCATCGAAGGTACTACGGGTGATAACCAACTCATTTCTATGAGCCTGATAGACACCATCACCGACACACCACGAATCACGAAAATCTATGGCGTTGCCCTTCTCGTCAATCTCTTGACGCTCTTGGATATTAGCCAAGAAAGTAATATCATAACCTTTGTAGTCCATAACGTTCTCCCGTTGTTGAACCTACATCATATCACAATGAATCGGGGTGTCAACCACCCCGTTCAGGATCAGTACAGCCTGGGTGTGGTTTCCTTCATGCGGTTCAGACGGTCTGCCCAGGACTTGCCCATGCGGTCTTTGACAAACTGATAGCTACCCTTCGTGCCAGCTTTCACATCTTTACGGCTGGGGATGGTGTTGCCGTAGTAGTCACGGGCGCGTTCTTTGCCCAGCATACAGTATCCAGCTTCAATCGCACCCATCATGGCACGACCTACAGAACCTTCCATGCTCCAGCAATAGCCAGTGTTGATCGCAGCTTGCATGTTCTTATATTCATCGAAGTCAACATAATCATCATCATCGTACATAGTGTGCTCCCGTTGTTGTGAATACATTATACCAAACCGATCTTAACTCAACCTGAATAAAAAACCCCTGCTGTCATGCAGACCAGCAGGGGTGGGAGAGACCTTTTACCAGCTTGCTTGGTACTCGAAATCATATTCATCGGAAAGCGTCAAAACAGAATCAATCTGCCTGATGGTACTTTTCAAATCATCGAAATAGTATTCATCATACTCATAACTACCGAAGAAAAAACCAGCTTGTGTTGGCAGATTTTCATCGCAGTAGGTGGCGATTTCATCTTTGTCAGTCAGACCAGCAACATCTTCCAGCACCGTGGCGCAAAGGGTGCGCAGTTCGACCAGCTGTTTACGACCAACATAATACGGCTTGCAATCGTCTTCACCAGCTTGAACATTATCCACGAACCAATTGTGGATTTGATTGGACTTACGCCAGTAGGCGCAAGTGACTTGAACCGTTGTACCGCCTTGTGCTGTGATTGGAAATTCCAGCAACTTGTGAATCTCAGCAGCGAGTTCAGGACTGGAATACTGCGAAACATAACGCTTCGCATAAAGATACATATCAAGACCCATAACACTTTCTCCCAAAAGTGGTGGGGCGGTATGCCCCACCTATGAACATTGTATCAGATGATTACGCAACTTTCAAGAATGAGAACGGAACATTCCAAACCGTTCCATCAACCTTGACCTGGGCTTTGGTGCGATTGATTTTAATCAACCGACCCTTGTAGGTCGAACCCGTTTTCGGATTGGTGAACTGAACATCAGAACCGACACCGATTTGACTGACATTGACTCGACCAGTACGGCGACTTACGTCAACAGCATAACGAGCGATGCTATGAAGTTGTTGGGCAGTCAAATCATCGGAATCAAGCAGTTCGATAACTTTACCATAAGTAGACATTGTTTTGCTCCCGTTTGGTGGGACACCGCGCCCCACTTATTGACAGTATACCCCACAGTTTCTGTGTGTCAATGGGGTATACCAGGATCGTTCAGCTTCGGTTCACCGCAGCAGTGGTAGAACATCGAACCCACCTTCTTTGGTGAGATACTGAACAGCACCACCATCGTTGCCTTCATCATCACTCATGGGGATAATGATGGTTCCGTTGTCCAGTTGCAACATCAACGGGCGACCCATGTATTCATCGAAGCCCAGGTCTTTCGCCCACTTGTCATTCATGTACATGACCTTGGTGATGGTGCGTCCGACCAAAACATCACGAGCCTGGGTGTTCCAACGCTTAAACATTTCATCAGTATTCATTTGATATTCTCCAGTTCATCAATAATACTATCAATCATCGCAACAACATTCAGTTGGATATCATCGGCAAGTTTACCTGTCGCAAAATATCCAAACTCCTCACAAACATCATACTCCCAAACATAGTCAATGTCTTTGTTCTCTTTACGTTCCCATGCCTTCTCGATAAGGTAGCAGTATTGAGTAACCATGTCAACAACACCAGTTTGACCACTATAGGTGTCGATCAAAAACTCGTAATTTTTTGGGTTGTTTCTCATAGCCTCTTGCATATACCGAAAGCAACCAATGGCAATGAAAGCAATGGTGGACCGCAGCTTTTCAGTTTCCTTGTTCATTCGATAATCTCCACAAGGGAATAACCGCTATTTTCATTACTACCCATTTCATCAAACGCTTCATCATATTCACCACGCTCAGCAGATGCTATGATAGCATTTATTTCCGACTCGTCTTTGATATCAACCTCAATGACCGAATACAAGGTGCGTTCAATAAGCAATTTCATACTGTTCTCCCAGTTGGTGAAACCATATTAAAACAAAAAACCCCCACCGTCAAGTGGGGGTTTAATGAATCATTCAGCTTCGTCTTCCTCATCATACCAGTCTTCGAGCGTGAACATTTCGATGATATGCTCAGGACAGGTGTCACGCAATGCCTTGCGTGAAGTACCATCATACTGCCCACCATTATCAGTACCATCAATGTATTCACCGTAGTATGCCATACCACCTTCGTGGTAGTATGCTTCAACATCGAAGCCAAGTTCATGGAGCTTGTCGAATACTGCAATCGGTGGCGACCATGCGGTGTCGAAAACCAGCTTGATGGAAGTGTCGGTCTGAGCCAAGATTTCAGGCGTACAGGCATCCCACTTGGTATCCCATTCGGCAATCGCAAACTCATACCAGCTCGGATAACCACAATCCTGGACATTCTTTTCGTACACTTCTTCAGGCGTGGCGGTGGACATTTCCGTATTGCGGAGCTGGTCGGGCATCGGAATGAACTCGTTGAACAGACCGACCTGAAGCGAATCCACCACTCGTTTGATCTGAGCAGGGTCTTCGTGTGTCAGGGTGACAATGTTGTTGCACCAGTTAGGCATAATCTACTCCCTTTGTGAATGTGAAACCATATTAAAACGAAAAAGCCCCACAGTCAAGTGGGGCTTTCACGAATCGTTCAGAATGCTTTTACCACACCAGTTCGAGTATAATGCGGTTCGCTGTCCTCTTCCTCGTGGAACATCTCACCACCCTCGAACACCCAGCGCCAGCGTTCATCTTCTTCACCTTTCCATTCGATGATGCTACCATCTTCGATGAACGGTGCAAGCGTTGCAAGGAACAGGTTTTCCTGACCAGTCTTGCCGTCATAGAACAGGTGAATGATGTTGCCTTCTTCATCGGTATCAACATCATCGAACCCGATACGCTCAAGCAGTTCAACCGTGGTGAAATCCTTGTCATAAGGGAAGTCGTTCATCCAGCTGAACCATTTTTCCACAGTCACACCAGCTTTTGATTGACCACCGTTCTTCAGTTCATCGTGCGTGTTCAACTCACGAATAGCTGCACGAATCGCATCTTCTTGACCAGCTTCCAGCTTGAAGTTGTAGCTGTCACCGCGAACATAATAACCCATAGCACTTACTCCCGTTGTGAATGTGATACGATATTAAACCGTTTCTTTCTGTTTGTCAACACCATCGTTCATATCCAGTACACAATGGTCTGACACCCCTGCTTGATATCCCTGCTCGTAGGCAGACCTAGCACGGGGTGCCAGGTCGCTACCATGTTCAACACCCTCGGATCTACCATCGTAGTATCCCCTGGCGTACCAGTACGCATTTATCTCAACCATTGTCTTCTCCAAAGTCGATACCATCATCGCTACCACAATGCAGACAGTAGTAATCACAGTCGTGAATTCCCCATCCACCCGTTTCGGTATTCCAGCTGTTATACTCACGCATCTCGACAGCCTTTGAACCGCAGCACTCGCAGACAGGAAAGTACGCTTCTTCCATATCATCCAGATAACAGATGGTGTGGTTGATGCACACATACATTCTGTCTTCTTGGTCGTGGTCATGGTAGATGAAGAAGTACGCAGAAGCACTTCCTTCAACCTTACTGTCAGCCGTGATACGAACATACTCACCACCATCATGGGGCGCACGGGTCAGTTTGTCGTACTTGATATCGAAACCACCTTCTTCTTCGTACCGTTCCATATCAGTCTTCCCAAATGCTTGTGTTATCGTACTTTTCTTGAAGCGCATAAATCCAATCACGCAACAGGTCTTTTTTCCACAGACCGTCCATTTGATCGAATTCTTTCGGGAATACTACCACACCTTCTTCGTCTTTGGATTTCAGTTTCGGGTAC